CAAACTACTACAGAATTCCAAGTGTGGAAGAAATGGAAAAAAGAAAACAAGAATTGATTAATAATATTAATTCTATTGATATTTCACAACTTTCAATTGAAAGTAATTCAATTTGGGATTTGTTTACTGATGGAACAAACATTCATTTAGGTAAACGTAGTAGTGGATGGAAGTTTTTATGGAATTTCAATGACAAAAAATTTTATTCAAATAAAGAAGAATTATTGAACTTTATAAGAACAGGTAGGGTTATAGATGAGTATGGTAAAGAAATGGACGTTGAGGAGTTTATCACAATGGCGTTAGTATGGGGACAACCTAATGGTTATGATCATGAAAAATATCGTAGAGAACATCCACGCCAATATCATTACGATTTTGAAGTAAAAGAAGAATATATAGATGGATTAAGGGTATCTCCCTCAACTCAATTTAGTTAACAATTTAAAAAATAAAATATTATGGCTAAGAGACTTTCATATGAAGAAAAAAAGGAAAAATTGTTCGTTGACATCATAAATAAGATGTTTGAAATCGCTGGTCACAAGGTTACATTTGAGGATATCAAAGACCGTAAGGATGCTTGGTACAATGATTGGACAATGACTGAAGACCAATATAACGAATGGAGAAAATGGGGATGTAAAGAATTAAAGAAAAAACTGAAACTTACTGATGTTTATGCTGACAGACAAATGTCAATGATTGGGTTAAATTGGGGTTTGAAATTTGACAAGTAAGATGCTACATTAATTCCGATATATAAAAAAAACACAACCTAAGTTGTGTTTTTTTTATTTAAATAATATTTATAAATTAAAACTATATTTTATGAAACATTTATTAAATGATATATCAGAATCTGAAAACAATAGAATTTTAGAACAATACAACAATTCGTTATTGGTTAATACTTCTAAATTCAAAAAGCTATTGGAATCAAAACTTGGGGATGTTAAACCTATTATGGAAAAGAGAAACAATATAACATTAATAAATGAAGATTCAGTTATACCATTTAAGAATAATAATGAAGGTAACCGATTTAGAAATTGGGTAAATGATAAATTTCCAGGAGTCGCTAAAGAATTACAATTAGATAGAGAAGGTGCGTATAATAATTATTATATTCAAAAAGCATGGAATTATTTCGTAGGTATTGGTAAAACTGGGGAGACCTTGGGAGATAAATATATAAAGTCAAGTATTGCAAAAATTGGTGCTTTTGGTAGTGGTTTAAATGACAATTCTATTACTAATTCAAAACCTGAAGTATCTAATAAAATACCATTTAAGAATAATAATGAAGGTAACCGATTTAGAAATTGGGTAAATGATACTTATCCTAAAATTGCTAGTGGATTAAAATTAGATAGAGAAGGGGAATACAACAATTATTATATTCAGACAGCTTGGAATTATAAAGTTGGTAATTATACATTAGGGGAATTATATTCAACCCTAAAAATGTTTAATCCGGTAGGAAATTGGACTTCTAATTTACAAACAGACCCAGTATCAAAATCTAAATTACCTTCATGTGTTTCAATTGGTGTTGGTGGTGAAGATTGGTGTAGTAAAATAAATCCAAATGGTTCTGTAGTTATAAGTGCAGGTAACCCAGATGTAGGTTGTTCAAGATTTACAAGAGAGTGTTTAGACGATTATAGAGTAAATCTAAGACTTGGAAATGCTTGGGACGCTTTTAATAATTTATATGATTGGTTTGGAATGTCACCAGGAAAAATAAAATATAATTTATATGATTCTCTAGATTGGGAGAATATACATAAATTAGTTAAACAAAATAAAATAACTAAAAATTTGTGTAAAACTACATTTACTAAAGTTGGTCAAGATAGTGTAAATCCAATAATTAGAAATATGATAATAAATAGTAATATAATTCCTAATTCATCAGGAGTGAATGTATCCTCTTTAGAATTAGGTGATTTTGTTGGTGTATATTATCCAGGTTCTAAAAGTATGGGTCATGCTCTTTGTGAAAAATTAATACAAAACAATCTTGATGATAGTAGTAATTTTTCACAAAATAAATTCACATTTAACACCCATATTGGTTTTGTTGGGGCAATAAAAAATGGTGAACCAATCATATATCACCAAACATATGATAAATGGATGGCAACACCCGCAAAGTTAATGCTGAGTAAAAATAGTTCAGATGGCATGATAGCTTGGGTAAGACAAAATCCTACAGTTTCAAGTAAGACTAAAAAAATTGCCGATAAATTAACAGAACATTACAGAAATATCAATAACATAATCTAATTTAGAAATTACTAAAATTTAGTTTAAATAAATTTCCCAACAATATAAATTGGTGGGGTTTTTATACCAAAAATTCTTTTAAAAATTGTTGGTACTGATTGATAAGTGTGTGAATCATCAGAGTTACCAATTTTTAAATCAATAGAACTTCCACCATCAAATAATAACCCATCAGTTATCCCTAACTTTAATGCGAATTGACAAATATCATACATTGAGATAAATCCCCATCTAGTTGAATGGATTATAACTAAATCACCTTTTTTATTTTTACCAATAATTGTTCTATATAGTTTTTTTGAGTTAATTTTAGTATTAGTAACATTTGTATTTATTTTACCATTTATAATACCTCTATATGCTGTTTGGACACAATTAGATGATGATGGAACACAACCATACATAGAAATAAATGGTTTATTATTAATCGTATAGAATGACCCTCCAAATCTACTCTGTGTATTAATTACTTTGCCATTAACTTTAGCAAAACCTTCAATAGTACCATCAGATTTGAAAAAATTAGCATTCAAATAAAAATCATATTTTTCTGATTTTTTAGTGTCAGTTGAAAAATTCATATGTTTACTATCTATTGTTATGATAGTAAGTCCTTTTGAAATTGAGGTTTCAACTGAAAAATATTTATTTTTTATACTATTGTATCCTCCAATAAATGAATAAATTAAAGGTAACAAGATAATGATAATAATGAAACTCTTTCTCATATTATAAGTTTTAATTGGTTAGAAAATACTATCAAATATATAACCAAGACCAAAATAAATTAGTTCACTCAATTTAAAAATAATAATAAAAATATAAAAGTGTGGGAAATTATCTCACACTTTTTTTATTTCTATTTATATTTATAATAAAAATCATATGAAAAAAATTAGTCGTTCACCAAGTAATGATATTAAGTTTGATAATAATGTGACTTATAATGATAATTTCGCTGATTGGTTAACGGAAATGGTTGACCATTGGGCTAAGAACTATACTGGATGTACATTTGAAATTAGACAAGTTGGAACTGAAGGGACTCAAGTAGAGATTGAGTCAAAACCAAAACAAAATATAAATTTTGATTGTAGTAATAGTTTAAATACAGATTTAAGTAAGGTTAATAAAATAAAATATGAAAAAAAAGCAAGCGAAACTAAAACTTATTATATTGTAACTTGGAAAACTGAATCAAAAGAAACACCAAAAAAAGATAGTTCTAAATCTAAAACTGGAACTACTGATAATGAACAAGATTCTGAAATTCCATCTTCTCTTAAACAATTAGTTGCACCTTTGGCTAATAAAGTTGCAACAAGTATTAGAAGTGCCACAAATATAACTAATGAGGAAAAAGAAATTAATAAAAAATTATTAGAAGAAATTGATAGAATTAAAGAATTATTAAAATAAAAAAAATCCCCATTTCAATTAAGAGTGGGGATTTTTAGTTAGAAATTAAAATTATTTCTCAACTTTAGCAGTGTCTACAGATGGAGTTGTTACTGTAGTAACTTCAACTTTAGTTGAATCTTCAGTTGATTTAACTTCTTCAGTTTTAGTTTGTGATTCACAAGATGTGAAAATAGCACCAAGTACTAATGCTGTTCCAAAAATTACTTTTTTCATTTTTTTTCGTTGTTTTTAAAATTGATTTGTTATTTTTTATAGACAATAAATACATAATAATTGTAGAGAAGTCAAATAGTTTTAACATTTTTTTAAAAAAAAATATACTTATAAATAAAACATAAAATATGAATTGGAAACACACCCTAATTATCGTGGTATCAATATTATTGATTGGGATTATTTTGGGTTATATGATGAATACAAATCATCAAGATAACAAGAAATTACAACAACAAATTATTGATGCTGAAAAGAAAGCCATAGATTCTCTATATAAAAAATTGGATGTAATGAAATCTGAGAGAGAAAAAATGGAATCCCAGTTGGATATCTTAACTACAAGCATTCAAATGAGTGAAAGTAATCTAACATCAAAAATAAACCAATTAAAAATTCAAAACAATGTTAAGATTGACGCTATTATTAATAGTTCTAATGACCAGCTCTTGGATGGTTTGCGCACAAGGTTTAACCAATAACACAGACACAATTAAACCAAAAATTGACTTAATAGTTGTCAATGGTGATACCTCTTTTGTTATCAATAGAAAATTTGCTGAGAAAATTGCTATACAATATGATTCATTGAAAATTGTAACTGCCAAACTATCTGAGTATAAAATTGTATTAGACGATTGTGTTAAAGTAAAAGACCAATATAAGGTAGCCTTGGACAAATCAATGGACATTACAGATATGTTAAAGAGAGAGGCAGAAACCAAAGACCAAATTGTTCAAGGATATAGGAAAATTGAAGAGTCACAACAAAAGATTATTACAGATTTGAATACTGAATTCCGTAAAGTAAAAAATAGGAATAAATGGCTAACTGGATTAACCATTGGAGGTGTTTCAGTGGGGTTTACTTCAATCATCCTTTTACTTTTAAAATAAGTAATTTAAAATTATTATGTCTATATGACATAAAATTTAAATAATTTATTATTATGGGAATTACTTATTTCACTTTAGGTATGCTCTCGATGTTGGCTCTAGTATTTGTTGGAGTTATTGTTTGGGGTTTGGTTAAGGTATTAAGAATTGAAAGGCAGATTGTTGCCATAAAAGAAAATCAAAGATTTGATGTTGATAATGTTCAACGTCAATTTGATGGTGTTTATAGAACTATTGGTGACCATAGGGATGATTCAAATAAGGCTATGGACAACTTGTGGAGAGATATTACTACCAAGTTTGATGAATCAATACGTTATACCGACAAAAGAATTGATAAAGCATTAAATCAAAAAGAAATTCAGTAAAACAAAAAACCCCTTCTTAACGGAGGGGTTTCTTTTTTAAAGGTGGAGGTATTGGGTCACGATCCCAAGTCCTGCCCATCTTAACTATTAAGGACTACATGTTTAGGACAACATTATTCGCAGTGTTCCGAGCTATTTGATTTTTATACCCCCAAAATCAACAAAATCGGTCAATTCATTTTTGGGGATGAGAATTGATTATACAACCCTATAGTGCTCCTGTTCCTGAGTTAATGCACCCCGACTCGAAAGTAATGACCTATTGACTAGGCTACTACTGCTTCTTCAGCACGGATTAAACCTACTGCAGAAAGTTTGTTGATAACGTTGCCGTGTATCGTTTCAAACCAGTTTAACAGACTTAGTTTAGGTCTGACATGCCCCAAATAACTAACAACGTCAGTCAATTCCAGATTACCCCCTTTTGTAAAGTAATACAATAATAAATATAATGATTGATAATTCCAAGTTTTGATTATATTTATTTTAATAAAAAAATGTATGGATTATTCTAATAACGATATATTGTTTGAAAATGACAAATACTTGGCCATTAAATCTCCAAATATGGAAGAGGGTTTAAAAGTAGGACCAGAATTCTTGACTACAACAAGACATGGTAAAGATGTCTATAATAATAGAACAGTATATTTTTTCATTAATAAAGAAGAAAAAGATACTAGATATGGAATTGTAACTCTAACACTTGGAAAGTATGGTACTGATTTATATGATAATTATGGTGATGATGTTGAATTAAGAGATGTTTTTTATTATTTTCCAATTTTAGATAAAACAATTACAGACATAGTTGGTGATGTTGATTTAATAACAACCTTAACATTAATTGAGAATGGGAAAGAATTTGATAGATGGAAATTACAGAGATTAGATTCTAATATCAAATATGTTCAATATAATCAAAAAAGACCTGAACTTAGTAAAATATATTTAACCTTTGATTCAAGTGAGGGAATTTTAGAATTTTTGGGTTTCCCGGAGGATGTCCAATATCACATTAGAGCAGTTTTAAATCCATATGGTTATGGTGGCGATTTATGGGGTGACCATTATAGAACGGTTGATGAATGGATTGAGGGTTATATGATACAATTATTTAATGATGAGAATAAAAAATTAATTGACAAAATTGTTGAATTAATAAAACCAGAATTTTTTAATTGGAAAGATGATGAAGACATACGACATGAGTTATGTAAGTTATTGTATGAAATGTTTGATAGTAGAATAAGTAATATTATAAGTGAATATGGTACTGTATATGAAAATGCTGGAAGTGAGGCTTTAAAAAAAGAATTAATTGATGATTTTTGTAATCCATTTGTTGAAAACAATATTCAAATATTTGTTGTAAAGAATTATTGTTTTGATGAATATAGAACTTGGGTTAGTTATTTAAAAGAACTTTTAATACAATATCGTGTTGATACTATTGAAGATTTAGTAAAAAAAATATCAGAAGACCATATTAATGCAAAGTTAAGACATGAAATTTATGAATATCCATATCATGGTAATATTGACGAAGAAGCTTTCAATAGAGAAGTTGAATCCGAACTTGAGAAAATAATTGACCAAATTGAAGGGAATCCTGAAAAATATTCCAAGAATGCTAGTGAAAATGGAAAATTAATTTTAATACTTAAAAAGTACCCTTTGAATGAACCATTCTCAATTGATGATGAAAGAGGTTCATTTGTTATCAGAGGAATTAAAGATGGGAGACTTCTTGTTACTCACATCAAACAAAATGGTGAAAAAACAAATAAGAGTTTCAATTCAGAAGAATTTCATAATTTTCTTTCAACTGGTGAATTATTTGAACATTTAGTTAGAAAATTAAAAAGAATGTTGTAATATTGTGTTATGAAACACAATTACGATTTACTCAAAAAGGTTTTGTCCATACCTACCAAGACATACAAAGAGGACTTAATGATTCAATTCCTATGTGAATGGTTAACAGAAAACAATATACCTTATCAAGTTGATAAGATGGGTAATGTTTATGCAACCAAACAAACGGATGATATTGAATATTTCCCTTGTGTTGTTGCACATACCGACACAGTCCACGAATTGGATACAATCAACATTAAAGAAATGATGTTACCCAATGACCAAAAAGAATTGAAATTGGCATTGAAGGCATTTAATGATAACCATCAACCAACTGGAATAGGTGGGGATGACAAATGTGGTGTTTATGTATGTTTGGAATTATTAAAAAATTTACCAAATGTAAAAGCTGCATTTTTTGTCTCGGAAGAAACTGGTTGTCACGGGTCAAAGAATGCTGATAAAGAGTTTTTCTCAAATGTTGGATACGTTATTCAATTTGATGCCCCAGGTAATTGGATGGTTAGCGAATATTGTATGGGGACAAAATTATTTGATAAGAAGTCTGAATTCTTCAGCAAATGTGATAAGGTGTTAACTGAGGGATTTGATAACCGAAACAAGTATCAATCACACCCTTATACTGATGTTTATGCTCTCAAAAATCAATTTGATTTTTCTTGTATAAATTTTGCTGTAGGATATTATAACTACCACACAAAACACGAATATGTAATTGTTGAGGATGTTTTTAATACATTGGATATTGCAAAAAAAATGATTGGTGATTTGGGGAATGTGAAATATTTTGAAGAAGTTAAACCAAGTAAATTTTTACTATAAAAAAAGGGACTATTCAGTCCCTTTTTTCTTTTTTGATTTTTTAACTTCTTTTTCTTTAAACACTATGTTTTCTTCATTGGTTGTGAGTTCATAATTTTGATTCTCAACAACATTTCCGTTAAGTACTTCCTCTGATATGAAATCTTCAATTTTGTCTTGTATGGCTCGTTTTATTGGTCTAGCACCATATGTTTCATCAAACCCAACTTTTGATATTAAGTCATAAACAGATTCATCGCAAGTTATATTATAATTTAATCCATTTAATCTAGTGATTAATTTTTCAATTTCAAGTTTTACAATTTGTTTAACTTCTTCTTCTTTCAATGTATTAAATACAATAATTTCATCAATACGATTTAAGAACTCAGGTGCAAAAAACTTTTTAAGTTCTTTCTTGAGAATATCTCTTTTCTCTTCTTCCTCAATATAAGAATTTGAACTTGTTTTGAATCCAACTCCAGTTCCAAATTCTTGGAATTTTTTAACCCCAAGATTGGAGGTCATAATTATGATACAATTTTTGAAGTTAATTTTTCTTCCTAGTCCATCTGTAAGATGTCCATCATCCAATACTTGAAGTAATGTTGAGAACACATCTTTATTTGCTTTTTCAATTTCATCAAATAGAATGACTGAATATGGTTTATTTTTAACTTGTTCAGTTAATTGTCCCCCTTCATCATAACCAACATAACCTGGAGGAGAACCAATCAATCTTGATATTGAATGTTTTTCTTGGAATTCTGACATATCAACTCGGATAAGATTTTCTTCACTACCAAATATTTCTTTTGCCAATTGTTTTGCTAGATATGTTTTACCAACACCAGTTGAACCCAAGAAAATAAATGAACCTATAGGTTTACTTGGGTCTTTAATACCAAGTCTATTTCTACGGATTGATTTGGCAATTTTGGATACAGCGTCAGATTGACCAATAACTTTAGATGATAGATTATCCGCCAATGATGAAAGTTTATTCGTTTCATCAGAATTCATTTTTGATACAGGTATTTTAGTCATATTTGATACCACTTCATATACCAATTCTTGAGAAATTTCTTTCTTTTTGGTTAATAAGTCAGATTCAAATTTTTTCTTTTCAGATTCTAATTTATCCAATATCTTTGTTTCTTTATCACGCAAATCTGCCGCTAATTCATAGTTTTGACTTTTAACCACTTCAATCTTTTGTTGTTTAATATCTAGTGCTTGAAGTTTCAAATCTTCAATTATTTGTGGCATCTTAGTGTCAACTTGACTTCTTGCTCCAACCTCATCAATAATATCAAATGCTTTATCAGGGAATTCTCTATCGGTAATATATCTTTCAGCTAAATCTACACATAGTTTTAGAATATCATCACTATAATTTACTTTATGATAATTTTCATATTTGTCTTTAACATTAATTAAAATCTGTAAGGTTTCTTCTTTTGAAGATGGGTCAACAATTACTTTTTGGAAACGTCTTTCTAATGCCCCATCTTTTTCAAAATTCTTTCTATATTCATCTAGTGTTGTTGCACCAATACATTGTATTTCACCCCTTGCCAAAGCTGGTTTAAAAATGTTTGAGGCATCCAATGAACCTGATGAATTTCCAGCACCAACAATTTGGTGTATTTCATCAATGAAAAGAATTATATTTGGAGCAGATTGTAGTTCTTCTATAATAACTTTCATTCTTTCTTCAAATTGTCCACGATATTTTGTTCCCGCGACAATTGATGTCATATCCAAGGACATAATTCTTTTATCCATTAGATTTCTTGGACATTCACCATTCAATATTTTTAAGGCCAAACCTTCCACTATGGCAGTTTTACCACAACCAGGTTCACCTATTATGATTGGGTTATTCTTTTTCCTTCTTGATAATATTTGGGCGATTCTTGTTATTTCTCTATCTCTACCTACCACTGGGTCTAATTTTCCTTCTTCGGCAAGTTTGATTAAATCTTTCGCAAAGTTATTTAACACTGGGGTATCACCTTTACCTTTTGTTGAGTAATCTCCATCTTTTGATTCTATCATATTTTTGTTTTTAATTAATTATAATATTTATTTTTACATTTTCAACTATGATAAACTGACAAATTGTCAGTATTTTTTTAATTCTTGACTACTAAAATTTATTGGTATATTATTGGATTATAAAAATTAAAATAAACTTTTAAAATATTATATTATGAACAGTAAAGATTTTTATAAAAGATTTGAAGAAATTTTAAATGAAATTTTCAATCAAGACAATCAAAAATTTAATACACCTATGGATGGGTTTTTAAAGGGGTTAAACCCAGATGACATTTCAAAAGAAATTAAAAAATATAGAAAGTCAATTAAAGAATCAAATGATGGATTATTCACAACTATCAGTTTTGTTTTTACTAACCCACCATTTAACGATAAGAGTGAAATTAACGAATTGAAATCTAAATTGGATGAATGTGTGTCAAATCAAGATTTTGAGGAAGCCGCAAAATTAAGAGATAAAATAAAAGAACTTGAGAATAACACATCTAAGGTTAAAGATTTGAAAAAAGAGTTAGATATTGCAATTAAAGAACAAAATTTTGAAAGAGCAATTGAAATTCGAGACGAATTAAAAAAAATAAACTAATCATAACCCCTCTAAATTGAGGGGTTTTTTAAATCAAAAAAATATGGCAATTTTAAGAGAAGAAATTAATGGTACAAAAATTATTAATGAAATTCAGTCAAGTAATATTAGAAAAACAGAATTTGATACTGAATCAAAAGAGTTAGTTGTGGAATTTAACAACGGACTCAGATATTCTTATGAAAATGTTCCCCATCAATTATATACCCAATTTAGGATGTCGGAATCACAGGGCAAGTTTTTCAATTCCAAAATAGCAAAATCATATCAATACAGAAAATTGTGATAATTATATTGGTACACTAATATTTATCATTTATGGAAAGTTTAAATAAAGTCATATCTAGTTTTAAATTGAATACAACATTACAACCAAAAATTTGGATTGATGGGGGTTCAAGAATGAATCCAAATGTTAGAAAAAATTTATTAGAAGTTGCATATCAATTCATTGATTCCTTTGGGATGGATGTTGTAATTGATGATATTATTGTTACGGGGTCAATTGCGAATTATAATTGGTCTGAATATTCTGATGTTGATTTACACATTTTGGTAGATTATAAACAATTTTCAAATAATCTTAAAGATATGTATGTTGAATATTTTGATTTAAAAAAAATAGTTTTTAATCAAAAAAGAGACATAAAAATGTTTGGTTATGATGTTGAAGTGTTTGTTGAAGATACCGAGATAAAAGGTGTTAGTGGTGGAGTTTATTCTATTTTAAATGATGAGTGGATAACAAAACCAACCAAAGAAAAAATGAAAGTTAGTAATGAAGACATTACGATTAACGCAAAAAAATGGATGAGAATTATTGATAATTTAATTAAACACTTGGAAGGTGAAAGTATTGAAGAGATTAATAATAATTTAAAGACAATCAAAAATAAGTTAAAAAAGTATAGAGTAAGTGGTTTAAATAAGTCGGGTGAATTAGGGTTAGAAAATTTAGTCTTTAAAGTTTTGAGACGTAATGGTTATATTGAGAAATTATATAATACTCCAACAAAAGTTATAGATAAAAAACTTTCTTTGGATGAAAAATTAAGAAATAAATAATTCTGTATATTTATATTATAAAAACAAAAAAATTATGGGAAAACTAAAACCTATTGGAAGTGAAAAATTGCAAGGTGTTGATATGATTAATCGTATCCTTGAAATATCAAATTATAAATTAAATATTCCAAAACCAATAAATGAAGACTCTTCATTTGAATATAAAAAAACTTTGGTTGATGGGTACGCATATCATATCGTTAAAGAAAAAAATGGATATGTTATTAAAAAGGGATTAAATGAATCAACTTCAGAATATATTGAACCAATGAAGAATAGAAAATTTTATCCTTCGTATTCTCAGGCTTTAAAAAGATTAAATTTAATAACTAAAGAAGTTAATTATAATCAAGGTTTTGAAAAGAATATTTCATTATTTGAATCGGATGAAGATAAACAATATTTTTTAAAACCTAGTGGAGAACAAACCGAACAAACTCAAACTCCTGCACCAGTCCCAGCCCCAGCACCTCAACCAGCAGAACCTACACCCGCACCACCAGCACCTATGCCTAGTGGTGAAGAAGTTCAAATGCCTGAACCTGAAATGGAAATGCCTGAACCTGATATGGAAATGGATGAACCTGAAATGGGCGGTGAAGAAGATGAAGAAGAACAAGTTACTTTTAAAACAATACAAAAATTAACTGGTAAATTGGGTCAAAAAATTAGAACATTTTTATCTGATGAAGAAAATGAAATGTCATCTAAAGATATTAAATACGTTATTAATTCTGTTTTATCAGCATTAAACTTAGATTCTTTGGAAGAGGAGGATAAAGAAGAAATTATTGGTAAGTTTGAAGGCGGGGAAGAAGGTATGATGGGTGACGAAGAAATGCCAATGGGTGATGAAGGTATGATGGGTGACGAAGAAATGCCAATGGGTGATGAAGGTATGATGGGTGATGAGGAAATGCCAATGGGCGATGAAGGTATGATGGGTGATGAAGAAATGCCACAACCTGAAGTTCAAGAAACTTATCATACTGGGTCTATGAAAGATAGACAACACGCAAAAAGAATGGATAATATGTTTGAAGATATGGTCTCGGAATCTAAAATTGACAAGTTATTAATGAAATATTTACAACCAAACGTTGAAAAAAACAACATTAATAAAATGTTAAGACAAATTGAAAATATATCTGAAACTCATATTCAAGAAAGCAATGCAAGAAAAATAATTAAAAATTATCCTAAAATTAAATTACTTGGTAAAAACTCAAAAAGTCATTTAGTTTTTGAAATTAATGAGGAAAGAATTAGTGTAACACCAAAAGGTAATATTTTATGAGTTTTTTGATTTATGTTAATAAATTAGGTCAAAATTATAAAGGAGAAAATTTATATGAATTTATTTTCTCAAATAGTTTGGAAAATGTGTGGGGAGAATCTTGGGAAAGTAAACCAGCTAATGGATATCCATCACCACCTAATATTGAATTTATTACAAAAGTAGGTGTGTTAAAAAATACTTTAGATTTGGAAGTACTGCAAAATTCTGATATATTTTCAATGATTGATGGAATGGATGATGTTATTGCTTTAGCTTGGGAAAATGAATCTGAAAGTGTAAATTTTGATGTAAAAAAAAGATTGGTTTTTAGATTTGGTGAAAACATTGAGGTGATAAAAAATAAACTATACGAAAGAGACATCGTATTAGAATTTGAAAGAAAAGTACAATATGAATCTTAATAAAAAAATTGGTTTCTTATTAGATAATGGGTTAAATCCTGATTTCATATCTTCATTAAATGAAAACAAAATTAATTTTTTGTTTGAGACTTTATCTAAGAAAAAAGAACCTAAAGAAGTTGTTCAAACAACAGCCCTAACCTTTGATCCTAAAAATCCAGCTGACGCTGGTGAATTAGATAAAAAATTAGGAACTAAACAATTTAAATCAGCTGGTGTTGACCCAACTACAGGTAAAGTTACATTAAACACCGATACCGGTGAAAATAAAGATGATGTTATAAAAGATTCAGAGATTAAAGAAAAATTTGAATCTAAAGCTCAACAAGGATTATTTTGGGCACGTTGTAACAAATGTAAAAGTGAAGATTGTAAATGGTGTAAAATGGCTAATGAATTTGATGAAAAAACTAGCAAAAAGGATTATAAAAATATGCCAGAAAAAAAACATCCTGAAAAGACTGTAAAATATAAAAAGAAAGAAACCAAAGAAGGATATTTAGAAAATGTTGGTAAAAAAGTTACTGACATATACGCAAAGAAAGCTTTTAATGATTTTAAACCTGGTTTAGCATGGGGAGGATTAAAAGAAGATTATAATAAAATTATTGAAAAATATACACAACCAACTATGAAAAAAAGAGATTTATTAAAACTAATTGAGTCTGAAATCAAACGTAAAAAAGGTTTGAATGAAGATTTTTATATGGGTATGGATGAAGAATTTGATTTTATGTCAGATACGGAAACTGATATGCCAACAAGACCTAAACATAGACCTGACCGTACTGAGGATTTACCAATAGGACCTGACCGTACTGAAGGTGAACCTAATTGGGATGAAGACGAAGATGATGACATACCAAGACCAAGAGGTAAGATGGGTAAATTGAGGATGAGTGGTATTGATGCCCCAACAATTGAACCCGGTATTAGAGAACCAAAAATCAAACCAAAAGAACCTGATACTACACCAAAATGGACACCTGATGTAAAAGAACCATTAGTACCAGATGAAGATACTGAATCTGAACCACAAGCAAAAAGAAAAAAAGATTTTTTAAATAGATTTAAACACGATTTTGATAGAAAAATGAGTCGTATGGACGAATCAACATACAAACCAATCAATTATAGAAAATTTTAATGAAAAGATTATTATATGAAGCCCCCGTTGATGATTTCTTAAGCCAAGAGGCAAAAGAAAAGATTTTAGGTGCTCAGAATAGAAAATATCAAAGAGCTAAGGAAGAAACTGGTGATACTTGGTTAGGTGAGTTATTAAACTATTTACCTAATATTGAATCTGAACATTATGATAAGTTGTTAAAATTGGCTAAAGCTTTGTTTTTTTCTAGATTTCCAAAAATAAAAGAAAGAATTGATAATGGGACACTTTCATTAAATGTGAACTTTTCTACTCGTGTTAATCCAAGAACTACAACCCAGGCTATTACACCACAATACATAGAAAAGGCGAAAGAAGTTGACCCTTTATTTGATGAAAGAGTTAAAGCAAGAAATTTTATTAACGCGACAACACAAGGAAGTGCTTGGGCAGAAGGGTTTAATATGTACAAAGATATTGAATCACAATTAAATCAATTAGACCCTCAATTAGTGGAAAAATATAAAAAATTTGAGAATGCTGCTACAGTATATTACAATGATAATTTAGATAGTTTGGAACAAATGGCAATGAGAGCAACAAATAGAGTGGCGTATGCTGATGTTATTCCAGACAAAAGAAATCCTGGTAGTTGGATTATTAATGTTGAAGCCCCAAATTTTCCTTTAATGATGCACGAATTATATAAAGCAGGAAGATACTTTAATTCACTTCTTTATTTACCAAAAGATAAAGATGTGAATAACACTTTAACAAAAGTAACTGATATCCACAAACACGAAATTAGAAATATGATAACTGGTAGAGAAATCAGCTCAAAGTTAAGATTCTTATGGGGTGAATTAATTGATGATTATGAAACTTGGATGGATAGTGCTATACAAACTCAATTTAATAAGTTGGCAAACGATAATCCAAAATTATTTAATGAAATTATGTACGATGGTGTTTTAAGTGGTAAACCTACTGCTATGTCTAAATTTGAAGAATTTTCTCAAATGATTGTTGATGCTATTAAAAAGAACCCACCTAAAATTGAAAGACCTAATTATGATGAATTAATTAAGTCAGAAAAAAGAATAACCCCTCCAAGTTATGATGATGACGAAGATGAGGATGATGATATTCCAACAGATTATGAGGATGATTTAAGTTGGTTAGATGAAGATTAATAAAACCCCCCATTTAGAAATAAGTGGGGGTTTTTATATTTATATAAAAAGATTATATGAGTTTAACAAAAGAACAAGTAATGATTGAATATGTTAAGTGTATGAAAGATACCCCATACGCGTTAAGAACATATTTGGAAACCTATGACAATACAGTATCAAAATATGTACCATTAGAGTTATTTCCAGACCAAATTTCATTACTTAATGACTATGAAAATTACAATGAAAACATCGCATTAAAGTACAGACAAGCTGGAGTATCAACAGTAACTGCGGCTTGGGTATCAAAAAAAATTGCTTTTGCCAAAAAGACAAAACCTGAAAAGATTCTAATTATTGCCAACAAATTGGATACATCACAAGAGATGGCAAATAAAATAAGAATGTTTATTGGTCAATGGCCAAGTTGGGTTGGTATTGATTTTTCAACTGATAAAAATTCACAAAAACATTATAAGACAAACAATGGATGTGAAGTAAAAGCTGTGGCCACTTCAAAGGATGCACTACGTGGTTTTACACCAACAATATTAGTATTTGATGAAGCAGCGTTCATTGATGCAGATTCTGACTTCTGGGCGGCTTGTATGGCTTCACTATCAACTGGGGGTAAAGTTATTGTGGTATCAACACCAAATGGTTATGACCCAATTTATTATGAAATATATAATCAAGCAAATAGGGGAATGAATGACTTCAAAATATCTGAGATGTTTTGGTTTAGAGACCCAAGATATACCAAAGATTTATTTTTAGTCAAAACACAAGATGTCATTCATTATCTCCTTAATAAAACGGAATATAGTAGTAATGATATTATAAGTTGGGAAAACATTCCATTTGAAGAAAGAAATTATGATGAACTTAAATTAATGATGAATTCAGGGTACAAACCTTGTTCATCTTGGTTTGAGGGAATGGTAAAGAAACTTAAGTATGATAAGAGAAAAGTTTCACAAGAGTTAGAGTGTAACTTCTTGGGTTCTGGTGATAACGTATTTGATTCTCTTTTAATGCAAAGAGTTAAAGAAAATATGATTAAAGAACCCCAAAATAAAATGATTGGAAATTCTTTATGGATATGGAAAGAACCTGTGATGGGACACAAGTATGTTATGGGAGTGGATGTCAGTAGAGGGGATAGTGAAGACTTTAGTTCATTCCAAATAATTGATTTTGATGAAAGAGAACAAGTTGCGGAATATGTTGGAAAGTTACCCCCAGATACAATGGCTGAAATATGTTATAAGTGGGGTAATATGTACAATTGTTTTATTGTAATAGATATAACTGGTGGAATGGGGGTTTCAACCTCAAGGAAGTTACAAGAGTTAGGTTATAAAAATTTATATGTTGATGGAGTAGATTTGGCAAACAAATGGAAATATGACCCCAAGGCATTGGATAAAATCCCTGGACTTAATTTTAATAATAAACGTGTTCAGATAATTGCATCATTTGAGGAAGCAATGAGACATGAATTTAAGATATATAGCTCAAGGTTATTTGATGAGATGAACACCTTTGTTTATGTCAATGGAAGACCTGACCATCAAAAAGGACAACATGATGACTTGATAATGTCAATCGCAATGGCAACTTATGTTGCTGAATCATCATTTAGTAGTTTAGAAAAAGTAACAGAACAAACAAAAGCAATGTTGGAATCTTGGTCTGTAAGTAACAATGAAAATATGGGAAAACAATTAGAGTTCAATCCAGTAATTCCATTTGGACATGATAGATTACAACAAAGAAATCAAAATGTTTCAAAAGAGGATTATATGAAATATTCTTGGTTATTTGGAAACCAAAGGAGATAATATTTATAAAATAAACTAAATATGGGTTTAATTGATAGAAAAAAATCAGGAAAAAAATTTGATGGTTCAAAACTAAATGTTGAGGGACAAGGAATATTAACAAAACTTATTAGTCCTCCAGATAAAATCCCATTTAAAAATAAAACAACATCAAGTTCTAATCAAAATCCGAATAATCAATAGTTTAAACTATTTAATTATTGATTTTAATTTTTAAAATTAATGTATGGAAAATAACGAAAAAAATATGACAGTATGGCAAAGGTTATCACAAGCTTTTGGACCAAACGCCCTCTTAAATCAAGATTACCCAACGTATAAGTTTGATAAAAAAGAACTTTTAAGGACTACATCTAAACAAGAATACGAGAAAGAATTATTACAAGCGCAACAAACTTATTACTTAGGTAATCAATGGACAAAAATTGAAAGTAATCTATACACCCAAGCAGTGTATTATGAACCAACTAGATTAGCATCATTTTATGATTACGAATCTATGGAGTTCACCCCAGAGATATCAACAGCCTTAGACATTTATGGTGAAGAATCAACAACTGTAGACCACAATGGTTATATGTTACAAATATATTCTGAGTCAAAACGTATTAAAGGAATATTAGCAGACTTGTTCAACAATGTTTTAGATGTTAACACCAATCTACCAATGTGGACAAGAAACACTTGTAAGTATGGTGATAATTTTGTTTATTTGAAACTTGACCCAGAGAAAGGTGTGGTTGGTTGTATGCAACTACCAAATATTGAAATTGAACGTTTTGAAAGGGGGATGACAACTCACGGTGGTAAACAAAGTGTTGATGAACCAGCCGACCAAAAAGGATTGAGATTTAAATGGAAAGTGAAAGATATGGAATTTAATTCTTGGGAAATTGCTCACTTCCGTTTATTAGGTGATGATAGAAAACTTCCATATGGTACATCAATGTTGGAAAAGGCAAGACGTATTTGGAAACAATTGTTATTGTCTGAAGATGCTATGTTAATATATAGAACATCAAGAGCACCTGAGAGGAGAGTATTCAAGGTATTTGTTGGTAATATGGATGACAAAGACGTTGAACCATATGTACAACGTGTGGCCAACAAATTTAAACGTAGTCAAGTTGTTGATTCTCAAACAGGTAATGTTGATATGAGATTTAATCAAATGGCAGTTGACCAAGATTATTTTATTCCAGTTAGAGACCCTGCTGCAACAAATCCAATTGAAACATTAGCAGGTGGTACAAACTTAGGTGAAATTGCCGATATTGAATATATCCAAAAGAAACTATTAACGGCACTACGTGTACCAAAAGCTTTCTTAGGTTTTGAAGAACCTGTTGGTGCTGGTAAAAATCTATCATTAATCGATATAAGATTTGCCAGAACAATTAATAGAATTCAGAAATCTATGATTTCAGAATTAAATAAAATTGCAATTATACATTTATTCCTTTTAGGTTTTGAAGATGAGTTAAATAATTTTACATTGGGATTAACCAATCCATCAAGTCAAGCTGATTTATTAAAAATTGATGTTTGGAAAGAAAAATTTGCAACATATAAAGAGGCAACGACTGCGGGACAAGAAGGTATTATGCCAACATCAATTACTTGGGCTAAAAAACATATATTAGGATTCTCGGACGAAGAAATTAAGGTTGATTTACAACAACAACGTATTGAACGCGCCGTTGGTGCTGAATTAACTAATACTGCAACAATTATAACTAAAACGGGTATATTTGATAATATTGATAAATTATATGGAACTGTAACTGGGGCAACTCAAGGTGGAGCTCCACCACCACCACCTGGTGGAGAAGAAGGTGGTATGCCTCCTCCACCACCACCTCCAGGTGGAGAAGGAGCGGAATTAACCCCAGAGTCATTAAAGAAAGATAATTTGAATATTTTATTAGAAAATGAATCGCTAATTGAATCAGACCAATTTATTGATTTGTCAAAGGTAAAAAATTATTTGGGTGAAATGGAGAATCAATTAAAAAAACTCCTTAATGATTGATATTTATAAATTAAAAATATTAAAATGAAATTCGGACAATTAAAATCAAAAATAGAACAACATCTTCTTGAATCTTATTCAAAGGGTGAGTTTAAAACTGAAATGAAATATTTCAAAAAATTGGTATTGGAAAATAAAAACATCAAAAAATTATATTTTCTTTATGATGAATTAAGTTCTAATAAAGGAATTAATTCAGAAATTGTTAATGATTATATAAATGAATGTATAACAATTTATGAAAACACGATTAATAAAGTAAATAAGGCCAATTTAGAGAATTTAAATCATTGGGTTGATGGTGTACAAACTGAAAACATTTATGAATCAATTGATAGTCTTTTTTCAACAGATATTTTAAATATTGAAAATAAAATAAAAAATAGAAGATTGGTATCTGAATCATTAATTAAACAACCAAATGTAGCCAAAGAACCGATACAACTTCCAATAAGTACTATGGTTAATATGGCTAACAAAACAATTAACAATTACATTGAAAATTTAAATGAATCTGACAGACAAGAATTGATAAAATTCTTATCAATAGATGAAACAAATTTAGAAAAAGAATACCAAATAGTTAAGGAAGATGTTATTAATAAATTATTGTTAATAAACGAAAAATCAGATACTGAAACATCAACAAAAATAAATGAAACTATTTCTAAAATAAAATCTGAAAAATATGATAAATTTTCATATTTCAGATTAAAGGGATTGAGAGATAGTCTTTAATCTTCGTTTGATTGTTTTTTATCTTGAACATATTTTGCTTTGTTCATTACATTTCGTCTAATAACTGATTTTTTAGTAAATTCTTTTCTGTTTTTTAATTCGGTCATTAATTTAGTTTTAATGACCTTACTTTTAAAAAGTTTTAAGGCTTTCTCAATTGGAGTTTTGTTATCAATTTTTACTATTATCATATTTAACTAATTTAAAATTATTTTGACTATTAATCAATAATTATCTATTTTTTTCAAAAAAATAAACTTGAAAAAAATATATAAATGAAAAAAGGGAAAACCTCAAAAATTCAAGGATTTAAAATTGCTAAAGTAACGTATGGTACGGTGAATTCTATTGAATTAAAATCAATCTATTTAAATATCCAAACTTGGGTTGAACCCATAAGGGAAACTGATAATTGGAACAGAGTAGTTCTTAACTTATCAAGGTCAATTAAACACACAGTTTATAATACAATCAACAACAATTTATTTAATGAAAATTTTATCGTTGATTTAGATTTAAGATCTAGTGGTTTGTCATTGGGAAAAAAATCTTTTTTAAACTTAGAAGTTAATCTTTTTATAAAGGAAAATGAAATTGATTTTAAATCCCAAGAAATTAAAGATTATTTAAAAATAATTACCAAAAATATTATACATCAAAACTTTAATAAAAATAATTTTTTTGAGTTTACATTAACCAAAAAAGATAAAAATAAAATAATTTAACAATCTTTAATATTTATAAAGAAAAATTAAAGATGAATTTAAGAATTTTAAATCCTGGAGAAACTGGTAAAGGAATACTAATTGAAAATGATGGGTGGGTGTCACCAACAACGGAAAATAATTCATACATTATGGAATCTAAAAGTATGTTAGACCATTCCAAACCATTTGAATTCTATGCTGTATTACAAAAATACAATACACCAAATAGAAATGGTAGAATTTATCCAGAAAAGATATTAAAAAGAGAAGCCGAGAATTATAGAAAGATGATTCAAAAAGGAACATCGTTATCAGAATTAAATCATCCAGAATCATCACTAATTGACTTAGATAGAGTATCTCATATAATAACAGAAGTATGGTGGGAAGGTCCAATATTAATGGGTAAACTTAAATTGTTAACATCACCAGGATTTCACGAAAGAGGTATAGTATCTACTAAAGGTGATATGGCCGCAAATTATTTAAGACAAGGTGTAACTCTTGGTATTTCCTCTCGTGGGGTTGGTTCATTGAAAAAAGTTGGGGAACAAAATGAAGTTCAAGATGATTTTGAATTAATTTGTTTTGATTTGGTATCATCACCATCAACACCTGGTGCTTATCTATTTTTAAATAAAGAAGATAAACATATGTTTGAAGAAAATCTTGATGAAGAAAAAAGAATGGCTGTTGAACGAAATGTTGGAAGTAGTGGTAATAAATCTTTGGACTTAATGAAAAAATTATCTAAATACGGATTTTAATTTATTGATTTTTTAAGAAAGATTGTCTATGATTTATTATCTAATAATTTTTAAAAAAATATAATCATGGAAGAAGGGCAAAAATATTTTGTAGCAAAAATCTCAGAAGAGTTTACTGACGAAGAAACTGGAAAGAAAAAAAAGGTAAAATTGGAAAAATTGGTTATGGGTTATTCACCAACAGATGTTGAAGCTAAGGTAACTAAAATTTATGAACACTATACCTTTGATTGGAGAATTACCGCAATAGTAGAGAGTAAAATTGATGAGGTGATTGAATAAAATTCACGAATTATTATGGGGAGACATTATGTCTCCCTTTTTTTTTTGTCATTATTCAAATATTTATAATTGTTAAAAATATTTGGTTAAAAATCCATTTAACTAACTTTTTTTAACATCGTATATATTTATATAATAAAATAAACAAAAAACCAAGAAAATGGCTAAAGAAAATAATATTTTAGAAGAAGCAATCATCCAAATGAAAAATTTGGAAGAGGCGGTTGCTGAAAACGCAAAAGGAATACTTGCTTCAACTATGAAACAAGAAATCAAACAATTGGTAAAAGAATCTCTTAACGAACAAGATGACGAAGAAGAAATCGAAGACGAAGAAGAGATGGATATGGAAGATTCAGATGTTGCTGATGTTGAATTCCCTGAAGACGAAGAAGAAGAGGATGACACTGAAGAATATTCTGATGATGAATCAATAATGGATTATTCTGATGAAGAAGATGACGAGACATTGGATTTAACAAATATGGACACAGATTCAGTTGTTAAAATCTTTGGTTTGTTAGATGACTCAGCAGATATTGAAGTCGTTCCTGACCAACAAAAAGGTAAAGTCCATTTTAAAGATAATCGTACTGACAAAGAGTATATTGTTGTTACAGAAAGTGATGAAGATATGGGTATGTATTCTGAAGAAGAAATGCACGAAATGGATGAAATGCACGAAATGGATGATATGTACGAAATGGATGATATGTACGAAGAAGAAGATATGGTTTCTGATGAAGAAATTGTATACGAAATTGAAATGGATGATGAAATTGATGACGAAATGGGTGATGAAGATTACTCTGAATTTAATGAAGGAGATGATTTTGATTTTTATGACGAAAAAGAAGATGTTGTAACTGAAGCTAAAAAAACAAAAGGAATAACTAAAGGTTCTGGACCTAAATTCAAATATGATTCAAAACCAAATTCAAAGGGATTTAAAGATGATATGGAACAAGGTCCTAGAAGTGTAGGTACGGGTAAAGTACCAAAAAATCTATACAAACTTGATTCTCCAAGTTTTGATGGTGAATTCTCTAAGAAACCAACCAAATCAAAAGAAACAAAAGGAAGTATGATGATAAAGCCTAAAAAAGTAGAAACAAAAGAGG